GTAATTCTTTCATTAATCTGTTGCAAGTTCTCTAAACCATCCATTTCTTGTTGCATAGTTTCTCTATCTATAATTCCTGCTTGCATTAACTGTAATCCTGTAATTATTTTATTAGGTGCATCAAATGAAGCCATAGCACCATATTTTCTTTTTGTTACATAGTTCATGTCTATATCAGTATTAGGTGTATAACTTTCAGAAAATGCTGCACCTTTGTATGTACCTGTAAGAGGTTTTCTTTTATTACCAAAAAGTACTTCATCTAGTTCTAATCTTTTAGCATCTATTTCTTGTAATGCATATTCAAGTATTGTGTGATACTCACTAACCATTTGACTTACGCCAGACTCCAGTTCTTCTAGACCTCTACCAGTTACAAATGAGTTGGGTGAGATAGCATCATCTTGAACTGGATATCCAGCGACAACTCTTAATTGCCTTTCTAATCTACCAACAGCTTCAAATAACTGATATGGTAGGTTAGTCACAGGTTTTACTACTTGTGAACCAGGTGTTAAATAATTAATTGCATTTCTGCCTTTTCTATATTGTCCTGATTCTATTTCTCCAACTATGTTTGTCTCTGTAAATACAGCATCCTCCATAGCAATTACAGACAAAATGTTTATTTTTGCCATAGATGCCATAAGTCCGACTACTTGGTCAAACTGTCCTTGTAATCTATCAAAGCTAAATCTTTTTGCTACAACAAATGCTGGTCCTGATTTAAGTGGATTCGGTACAAAGTCAACTATTTTCTTAGAAGCAACATGCACAACATATGTACCTTCTATGTTCATGTACTCTAAAATTACATCACCATTCTCATCTGAGTTTTCCCAGCTACCATCATCGGTATATCTTAGGTTGTAACTATCATATGATGTATCTTCACTATCTTTGTTTTCAAAGTATGTTTTAAGTTCAGGATACATATCTATAAGTTTTCTTATAGGAACTTTCTGAATTATTGCTAACTCATCAGGTTGTTGTGTATTTCCAAAATAACCAGGAAAACAATCGTAAGGGTTTCTTAATTCTGCACAAGGATACATATGTCCATTCATATCCATCTTTGTTGTTATTACCCATACAGCAAAGCCATATCCTGGTAACCACCTAGCTACTTGTGGTAGTTGTAATTCTAAGCGTTGCATATTGTCATATGCAGATATAATTCTTTCTAGTTTATCTTTTTTAACTTTGTTTCTTTGTGAATCTCTAGCATTTGTAATGTGTACATCTAAAGAAGGTACTTTACCAATTTTTTGAGAAAGTCTATCTAATGCAGACAACATGAGGTTTGGTGCTGGTATAGTATGTGATTCATTATTATCTAATCCAGGACCAAGTAATTGTCTTATACCATCTTCACCACCATTTAAAATTGCTCTAAATCTTGCTCTGTCTATTAGAACATCATCATGCATTCTTTTTAAGTAGGATGCTCTCTCAATAATTTCTTGTGGTTTCATTTAACTCCAAGGTGTTTCATTCCATTGTACACTATTATAGCCATCAAAACTAGGAGTGTACTCTATTCCTATATCAGCATAAACTAATTTTGTCAACTGTCTAATAACTTTCATAGGAAACCAACTTGCCATAACAACATCTGATTTGTAACCTCTACCGCCTTTACCTTTAGATGCAAAGTAAACTAATTGTTTTGTATAGGTTATAGATTTACTTTGTGCATCTGCATCGTAAAAAGGTAGTTGTATCATTTGGTCATTAAACATAGGTGCTAATGAAGTTACACCAAACTTTTCATCCCATTTGTTTTTATGTGTCTCATGACCTTCTAACTTTATACCTTGTATGTTGCAATACTCTTTTATTCTTTGGTCTTGTCTAATTGCTTTCTGAAAACCATTTTCTTCAATAACCCAGTGGTAACATCCATACTTTTCGTTCCAATTTTTTATTAAAGAAAATGCTTCATCTAATCCACCACCATGATGATTCTCCATATCTACCATAGTTAATCTAATTGCAGTAGAATTTGTTTCTACAGCCCATAAGAAACCTGCTTGATAACCTGTAGCTGCAGGGTCTAGTCCTGCTACAAGATAAGAACCTTCAGGTATATAACCAAGACCCATATTAGGTACATAACATTTTTCTATCTGTTCAGGATTAAATAATCTAAGACTGTCACTATAGGCTTTGTTAAGATAAACCATTTCAAAGTTCTTAAGACCACCTGTAGTCATAGCATCACGCTTTCTATCCATTAACCATTTAAAAGTTCTTTTGTTACTCCATAACATACAATCAACATGGTCCTCTTCATCAAACTCTGCAATAGTACAAAGACTATCGTGTGCTTCTTCTACTATTGTTTCCCATGCTTCTGACTCTAATAAAGCAGAATATAAATCTTCAGGATGCTGTCTAGAACCTATAACTAACATTGCAGTATGTTCCTCTTTTCTAGAGCCAAGAGTTGTAGTCCACCAATTCTTTGTATTGTTTCTAGATGATGGTTGCATCGTAGAACTATGGTCCTCAATGTCATCTGCAATAATTATGTCACAGTCACGAGAAAGTATCTTACCACCTCTACCAATACCAATCATGGTAGGTGACTTAATACCTGACACAGTTCTTGTAGATACTGTAAATCCATTTCTTGACCACATCTTACCTGCTCTAGTTGCAGGTTTAAAAGAACCATTAGGTCCACAAAAATCTTCTTTAAGTTTTTCGTTTTGTTCTAGTGTATCCATAACAGACATAACAGAGTTCATAGCAATGTCTTCATTACCACCTACCCACATAATTCTTATGTTTGGATTTCTACAAATAAGCCATATAACAAAATGTATTAATAATTCTGTTTTGCCATGTCTAGGCGGACTTAGTATCATTTGCTGTCCACCATAAAGCAGAGCTTTGTTAATTGATTTTATCCAATTCTCATGAAAGTCTGCTGTTTCAAAAGGTACACCTTGTTCTGTTAAAAAATATCTATCTCTAAATTTTGTAAAGTCATCTAAAGATTGTTTAGCATCATCAGATACTTCCCACTCTGCAGCTTGTTTATCTTTTCTTGCATCTTCTTCAAATGCACCTAGTAACCTAGATATGTGTGCAGGTGTACATTTAAGTTCTTCTGCTATTTGATTTCTACTAAGTCTGCCTTGTATAAGGTCCATAGCATAACCTTCATTAACAAACTTATCGTATAGTGCTCCTCTACGAACTTGTGTTACTTTACCTTTGTTAACTTCTTTTACTTCAGGTTCGTACTCTCTACCTTTATCTTTGTATCTAGCTTTACGCTTTGATTCTCTGTAGTAACAAGTTTTAGAACAATATTTTGTTTTACCTGGTGGCAGTAAGTTTTCGCATTCAGGACTTATGCAAAGTACATTCTTTACCATTTGACTTTATCAGCCCAGTATGCTGCGGACATCTTGCCCTTCTTAATATTTTTAGCATGCCTGGCTTTAAAAGATTTTCTCCTAGCTTTTTGTTTTGCTGATGATGGATTTTTACCTGCACCTGATACACCTTGCTGACCAAATCTAATTAACTTTAATTTATGTCCTTCTTGTGCTAATACAACATGTGACTTCTTAGGATGTTTAGGTGTACGCTTTGGTTTGTTTACACCTTTAAGTCCATGTTTTTTAAGTAAGTTTTTTTTTCTAGTTTCGTGTGCCATTACTTTTTAAAACCTCTCAATGTTTTTGCAAGTCTAGCTTGTTTAACAGTTCTAGCATCATACTTCTCAGGATTTTTTAAAACCTTAGATTGAAATTGTTTTGTAGTCATACCACGCTTTTTAGCTTTAGCAGTAAAAGCACCAGGTCTTTTTATAGCTGATTGTATCCATTTTTTATTAGCCATTATTTCTTTTTCTTTCTAATAGCTCTTGATTTCTGTACAGCTTTCAAATCTATTCTCCTACCTTCTTTGTAAGCCTTAGCTGTTCTTCTAATCTCAGCCGCGACTTTAGATTTAGAGTTCTTTTTATTCTTAAGATATTTAGCAGGAACACCTTTTTCATATTTAACTTTTCTCCTACTTCTTTTTTTTGGCACGAGACTTACCCTTCTTCTTTAAATCATTATCTTGAGAATGACCACCCCTAATAAAAGAGTTAACTCTACCCATAGCCCAAGCTGCCATAGAAGCTGATTTACTTCCTGAAGAAAGATACGCACCTTGTCCACGCCTATATACTTGTGCCAGTTGCCCATATGTATACTTACTATTCTTAGCCTTCTTTTGTAGCGTTGCTTTAGTTTTTGCATTAATAGGTTTTCTAGCAGGTTTTTTAGAACTACTCTTCTTCTTTGGTGGCATTCATTTTCTCCATGTTTTCGTTATAGTCTATAACAAACTTTTCTACTAATGTATCTATTTTAGATATGTTAGGTTTTTTATTAATTAAAACACTACCACATGCTTCTGACAAGTCTATTGCCCATTCTTTTAGAGCAATAGGACTTGTAAATACATTAACCCCTTTTTTAATACCAGGCATTAGAGCTTCTTGTACTTACTCTTCTTCTTGGCTTTGTATCTCATTTTTTTGCCTTTTTTGTCTATTGGCACGATTTCTCCTAACTTGCTTGTTGTAATCTATACATATTAGATTAACACAAGTCCATTTGTTATTCTTGTATTCTATTTGCTTTCCACACTTTTTACAGTGATTGTTTTGCATTTAATACATTATACTAGAAATCAGAGTGGCGTGAGGTTTTCCTCCTTTTACCTTACGCTGCTCTAACTTTATCTAACAAGTGGTAACTCACAGTAAACTCGTTTGCAACCCCTGTGCTTAGTAGTACATCTATCGGCACTATCAAAGAGCGTGAAAAAAAATTTTTATTTTCTGCATCTACAATTCTGTATTCTTTGTTAATTATCCAGTCCATAATGTATGGTATGAGCCTCTCAGGATTCCAGTAAAGAATGCGGTTGGTTGGGTATATCCAGTACATAAGAAAATCAGGGAATGTTTTTAATGCACATCCTATACGCTTATCTGTATCCCCATACACTATTTGTATTTCTAGTGCTACATTCCCTGTATCTTCCGCCCTGGTGTCAGTTTTGACTTCTACATACCTAGCACCTAGTTCATTATTTATAATAAAGAAATCAGCACCTTTCAGTTGTTCTTCTTTTCTAGCATCTCTGACAATAAACTTGTTTTTATCTGTCTCTGTCTTTTGTGATTCGTAGTAGAGTTTTATTAATTTTTCACCCTGTTTACCTACCTGTAGTTGTTCATCAAAATCGAACATTATTACCTCCTTGACTTGTTATAAATTTATTATACTACTATAGTTATTTTAACAGGCATCATAAGTCACCTGCTTTTAGAAATGATTTATGAGAACAGGCAACACATTCAAGTGGACTAGCAGGACCATGTTAACTAGCGTTAGAGGCTATTACTTCACATATTTATTTAAGTCAAGTCAAACACAATGTTCACTAAACTTACAACTGGTTGGGAGGGAGTGACACAGGGCTCGCTATATACACTTTACTCTCACAGTAAAAAAGTATGTTAAATACTTTCTCTTTACTGTAAGAGTGTGTTAAAATAGGACAATAGGAACGGTGGTGTAGATTTAATTATCTATACCTTCCTTGATAATAAAAACGCCTGGCTACACCACCTACCTAATCTTTTTTAGTCCAACAATTACCAGCAATTTTCTTAGGTGTTACATAATGATATGACCCCCCCACCATGTTAAAACCCCCTCATACGCACGGTGCAAACACTACACGCAATACTGTTACCTATATATTATTACTAATGCCATTACACACAACATTATGAAACATAATGTCCTACATATACTATAAAATACTATCTATTGTTTAACACCATAGATACTACATTGAACTCTGTACATGTTCGTATGTCACTACTATGTTTCATTGGGGAACGCTTAGATTAGCATACTGTCAATTCAAATTCCATACATAAAACATACAACACACATACACTATGTCTAGTAATATCTACATCTACATCTACCTTATCCTTGTGTGTTGTTGTTTTATTGTATAGCGGTTTGACTTGACTTAGCATGCTATATCAAAGCAGTAGTATTAGTTATAGAGAAAGGAAATACAATGACTAATAATCCATTAGAAAACTTACTTAACGAAGTAGGTTTAACAGTAAGTAAAGTAAAGACCTTACCTGCTAATATTCCTTCACAGGATATAGTAGATGAACTACAAGTAGAACAAGGTCTTTATCTACAGTCTAAGAAAGCAGAAACAGACTTCTTATCACGCAAGACTAGAGCGAAAGCAACTATTGCGAATAAGACTGTAGATATAAACTTTACTTACAAAAAAGTAAAAGGTATCGATGTAGGCGATACACAAAATGCCGACAAAAATCGCTACGCGATTTACATCGATGAAAAGTTCGATACCGGTGTTTACTTTACTCATCTACCTGCGATTAAGCAGTTTGAGTTCATGTTAAAGTACAACACCGAACTTTTCACAGATGAAAGGTATTCGGCATTTCACATATCAGCAGAGATGAAGTTGCCTAATCAGTTTCAAACTGACATAGGTCGTAACAAGTGTCTAACTTGGACTTCATCTCAAGGTGTGCCTGTGCTAGTTCCAACTATCACAATGTGTCAAAACTATGACAATAGTAACGACTTAAAAGGCACACCTTATGACCGACCAAATAAAAGAATTAACAAGCAGGATTTACCTGCGTTAGTTCAAGTCGGCATAGTGCCTGATATGAACATACCTGTTCTATCGCCACAGCGTTGGTCAGTGATATCACAAGCCCTTAATGATAATCCTGAACAACAACCACAATGGACAAACGATGAACAAATGTTCATCGCTTGGTATATGCAACTTGTTGCTAAAGCAACTAAGTAGCACACAATTAAAAGCAGTTCGCCAAGTGCGAACTGCTTTTTTTTATGATGAGAACTTCACAAAAAAACTTTACACAATTCATTTGCTTATCTAACACCATAGTCTGTTCTACTCCCACGATGTATTTAATCTTGTTATCACATCGTATTACACACTAAACTTATATGACACACATTATTAAAGAGAAATATTTTCTATACATTGCATGTCATAGATAATTTTATTTAATACGCCCAGGTAAAAACCCAAGTCAAATTTTATTTATACATGTATAAGATTTGTATTGCGTTGATACAGAAAAAAGTATAGTTTTTTTAGAAATTCTTTAGATTTTCTTATTTACATTTTCGTGTATGTATGTGTGAAAGGAGTTATATATGGCGAAAAAATACAGGACTTCGCACCCACCCACACCTGAATTGAGTGGTATGCGTGAGTTCAACTTACCAAGTAATCGTATTCAGGGAAGTAAAGATTGCATGCTATGTGGTAGCAAGACTATGTCTTACAAAGGTTTGTGTAAGAAATGCAAGTGGTCAATATCACCTGAGCGTGTAGAGTATCTAGCTAAGAAAAGAAATGGACAAGTCTTAGCACTTGCACAGGAAAAGATATGGGAGGAACGAGATAGAAATGAGCGAAAAGACTAGAGATTGGGAACAATGGTTGCGTGATAACCCAACTGATGATGACCAAACAACTATAAACAAACCACATGTATGGTGGTTAAAGAATAAAGAAACTATTAGGCGTAGAATTATTGAGACTTTTGAACTTAATAAGGACTACCAACTGTAGTCACGCAAGTGATTACAACCATGCTACTAGCAGGTAACTAGGCATAATGTGTCTCCTTTCTCCCTGCTAGTAGTGTTGGTAGCCCAATGTCTATTCACACACACCGTGTTCTAAAAGGTAAAAATAAGCGTTAATCGGTAGTGAGTAGGCATTGTGCTACCTGCACAAGTAGAACTTTCCCCTGTTGTGTATCGAAAGTGTAGGTAGCTTGTAGCACATAAGATAGAACTACGAGTACTTCCTATTTAGTTGCAACTAAGTAGATAGGTATGCCGAGTACAAAGTATCTCAGACTTGTGTGTTACAAGCTACCTATTAGCGTAGTGAAAGGAAGGTATGTATGGATTGCGATATGTGTCGCCAATCAAAACTTACTTACATTGGTATTCACTCCAATGTCAAATCAAGTGTCCATGTGATGTATAGCTGTTTTACATGTGGATATCAAACAGTAAAGAAAGAAAACAGCAAGAGGAGGTTGTAATGGCAAAGCCATTGAAAGAAGATAGTGCAATCAAACTAGCCAACATTATTGGTAAGTTGATTGCTGATGTGGAGAAACTCAAGAAAAACTTAGACAGTTTGTCTATGAGGCATCACACCACATCACAGATTGTAGCAGTCATGATGAATGATATTACAAACCCTGAAACACAGAAGGAAATTATGTTAGCCATGATGTCAAATGAGGACTTCATTGAGTTCTCAAGTGACCACCCTGCGACTGCAGAGCAAGCATATGATGACATCATGAGTGGTAAAAGCCCAGTTAGAATGCCTAAGGACATGTCCAAAGAGGACTTCATTAAAGGCTTTAACAGAACGAAAGAGATGTTCTCTTTTGCAAGACACGAAATGGACTTAGCAAATGATGAACAACATTTCAATGACAGAGAGGAAGAGTAATGTGTAAGGAATGTGATAACGAAAACCACATAGAATTTGAAGGTATCCCTGACAAAGTCGTTGAGAAACTAAAAGCAAATGGTTACAACGATATGCAAGGTTACTTAGTAAATCGAAGGAAGTCTGCTTATGGTACACGCTTTGTTGGAGATTTCAACAACGATGGTGGTGGAACTAACATGCCTGATGGTATGATGTTCGCCAATGGTGGTCATAATATTGGTGATGCGATGCTTGATGCACTTAGAGTTTATTACTCACAGAGAACAGTAAACACAATGATGAAAATGATTGATTATATTATTCATTTGTTTGAACCAAGCAATCATGAAAGTGGAGAAGACTACGATGCAGTAATGAACCAAGTGTTATCAAGTCCTAAGGAACTTGTACATTTCTTAGAAATGCTTAAAGTAGGTATGTTTCAAGAAGGACTTGCAGGTGACTTCATGGACAAGCTAGATGTAAACGAACCAAACATAGTAATAATTGGTGACTACAGAACTGTAGCTACTGCAATCGGTAGGCGTGAAAGTGGTACAACTATTACAGATGAAATGATAGAAGGATTACTTAACGAAGTAATGAATACAGAAGGAGAAGAGGAATGAAGAAAGACTGGAACGAAGTTAGCGAACCTGTAATGTTCAGCGAAGCTGACTTCTTTAAGAAATATCCAAGCAATAGTGGTGGTAGAGTGAGTGAGTTTTATACTCCAACATTCATAGCATCAGTTGAGTTAGCAATAGACAACCCTGATATGTTTATCAGGTTCTATGCGTTCTCAAGTCAAGAATTTCTTGCAGTGAAACGCAAGGCAGGTGCTTGTGCAACATTTGCTAAGAAGTATTTCAAAGACAATGACATGGATAACTTTGTAGTTTTCACAAGAAAGCTAGGCAACAAAGTAGAAGTGTTCATGATTAATTCAACCAATCCAAATGGCGTGTTCGGTAAACATAATACTAAACACAAACTCAACTCATGAGTGCTGAAGTCTACGAATTTGTAGATAACAGCCACAAGTTTGATGAGAATGTATTGGTTGTAGAGTTTCGTTTTGACAGCGATGTTACAAAAGAACAAGCTGTTCGCATGGTTGATAAGATTATTAGCCTTGCTGACAACGATAACTCTACTGCAAAAATGACAGGGCATACTCCAAAGATGTATGCCTTGTCACCATTTAAGGAGGAAACAGATGACTGATTTCACAGGCGAATTTACAGGGATAGAAGGACATCATAGTGATATCGCTAAGGCAACAAGTATGAAAAAATCTTGTGCTATTACGAAAGATGTACTTAAGTATCTGAACAACTTGTCTATCAAGTATGGCTACAACAGACAACTGATTGACAGTATATTCAGAGACCGAAGTGAAGCTGATGAACTCAGCGATGTGATAGATGAACGATTTCCATTGTTCTTATCATTGGTAGTTCCACACTATCACAAACAAGGAGAAAGAACCTTACTACATTTTAGAACAGTGTGGATAGGTTTGATGTCAAAGGATAGAGACACTGAACACAAGTTCATTGTAGATATTCCTGCGACAGCATACAGCCTTCTACCTGAAGTTCCACAAGTTAAGTATCTACAACAAGCTGAGTGGGCTGATTGGTGGGAGAAAGAAAAGATAAATATACAAGATGAGTTCATTAAACAAATGGACAAGTTAGAAAAGGAAGGTAATTAGATATGGATTGTTGGAAATTATTATCCAAAGTTCTGCCAGTTACACCGAGAGTTTTACTCTATGGTCCACCTGGCACAGGCAAGACTTATTCTGCCAACACAGAGGGGTTGAAAGGTAAACAAGTTTATCAAACAACTCTTACACAAGACAGCACTGCTGCCGAATTGTTAGGTCACTATGTTCCAAATGATAATGGTGCATTTGAGTGGCTTGATGGTATCGGTATCAAGGCATGGAAAGAAGGTGCAAGGTTAGTAATCAATGAGATTGACAATGCAGGTGTAGATGTTATGACATTTCTACACGCTTTGTTAGATGACCCAAAGTTTGCTAAGTTCACCATACCAAACAAAGCAAAAGAAATCGTAAGACCTGCTGAAGGTTTTCAAGTAGTAGCCACTATGAATGGCGAACCTGATGACTTACCTGAAGCATTAGCCGATAGGTTTCCTGTCAAATTGAATATGGACAAACCAAATCCTAAAGCAATTGAACAGTTGCCTAAAAATCTCAGAAGTGTTTACAACGACTATACAGAGAGTAATTCTATATTTTCTGTTCGTAAGTGGATTGCTTTTGCAGAACTAATGGATGCAGGCATTGACATTACAGATGCTTCACAAGCAGTATTCCAAGATAATGCTGATGACTTGATAGAGGCATTGGCTATCAAAGATAGTGATAGTTCAGAAGGCGAAGTAGGAGATGAGTATTAATGGATATATTTAAAGCAAGAACAAAGAAAAAACCTGTTCCTGTAATATATCCTAACTTAGCATTGGGAGGCAACAGGGCTGTTAAATATAGTCTTAGTAAAACCTCCTCTGTGCAAAGCGTAGAGAGGGAGTTATCTATTCCCTCTCTACCATACTTAGACAGGCATGAAGAAAGAAAGATTGCAAATCTTGTTATGCTTGCTAACAAGTATTACAGACAAGCTAAGTATAGGATTACAGAACAGACACAGTTTGTTATTGATATAGCAAAAGTAATTGCTGTTCAGTTCAATGCAAAGGTAATGTATAACAAGCTATCGTATCCTAGTAGATTGGATAGAACTGTTAAGAACTTATCTAAGTATCACTATTCAGGTGAGTTTAGAGAGTTTGAAGATGCTGTTGCAAAAGAACTAGAGGACTTAGCTGAGGCAGGCACGATATCTCAAGAGGCTAGAAATCCTAGATTTGTAGATAGAAGTATGCTTAATGATATCAAAGAACATGTATCAAAAGATACATACAACTTTCTTGTGTATCAAGACATGGCTAGATATTCTTTGCCTATGATATATGAACAAGAGATGTATAACGCTGTTGATACAATCATTGATATGTTCTACAAAACCAAAGACTTTAAAGAGTGTTGGTTTTATTTCCTTGAGAGAATGCAGGTTGCTGACTTTGTATATGACATGGATGTATTGCAAGATAGAGTTAGTAATGGTGTAAGGCGTAATACTATGATGGGATTTAGTAATGAAGTCATTCAAGCTGAGGAAAGGTTCTTTACTGAATTGATTGTAAATATCATTAGGATATATCAAACAGGTCAGAGAATACCATTTGACCACCGATACAAGCCATACAGAGAAAAATACAAATGGAGTGGTTCTAGATGGTTAAGGACAGGTATGATTGTTCGTAAGCCAAAAGGATTAGTTAGAAAAATCTACAACCATTACATGCTTCAAAGTTGGATGGGGCAAGCGTATGATAGAAAAAATACAGGAGTAATGCTACCTTCTGAAACTGCACAGCAAGTAAAAGATGCTATGGAACAAGGTATTAAATTACCTGATGAATTGAGTGATGAACTCAAAGATAAAATCATAGAAGAAGGTAATAAAAATGCTAGGTTTTCATACGACCCTGAGCGTTATGAAAACAATGGTAGGCATGGTAAAGCATATGTTAGAAGGTTCACACCTAACGATAAAGTTCCTTCTGCAATAAGACAGTTGCAGAAAAGAAGTGCAGATAAAGGTGTAGTTCCTAGACACATGCACAGAATGACTACTGATAGAAAAGTATTTACTACAAAGAAAGTAGTAGCAGGTGGCTCATTGATGATAGATTGTAGTGGCTCTATGAATTGGGATTATGACCAACTAAGAGAACTTATTGAAATATTACCAGCAGTTAGGATTGCTGGCTACGAAGGTTACAACACTATTAAGAATGGTGCTGATGGTATTATTAGAATATTTGCTGAAAATGGTAGATTAGATAGTAAGCAGATAGCACAGGCAGGTTATTATGGTGCTAACTCTATTGACTTAGAGGCATTGAAGTATCTTGCAAAACAACCTGAACCTAGGATATGGGTATCAGACCAAGCAGTTGTTGGTGTCGATGATGATGGTAGGGCTAACAGTTTAGATAATAAACTTAAGTTAGAAGTTCTTTCGTTCATGATTAAGAACAACATTATACCTATCGAAAGTCACGATACAGTTTTACAAGTAGCTAAAGAGTTGGCTACTTCTGTAAAGAAAAAGAGATAATAACAATATCCACACATACCGAAAAGAAGGCGTGTAGAAATACACGCCTTTTTTTTTGGTCTAAATTTTCCCTATGGCGTGTAGAAATACACGCCTTTTTTTTTGGTCTTTTTTTTCTTGAACATGTTACATAATCGCGATTGCGTGCTAGAATATGCACATGAGTAACAATGAACAAATAGATAAATTGCTTAAACAAGCAATGACAAGTAAGCAAGGTGGTCTTATCCCATGGTATGAACAAGTTCCAAGCGAGGTGCAACCATTCGTAGAGGGCTTGAAAGCTATCATGAGACAAGGCAAAAGACCTAATGCTACTGCTGTATCTAGAATACTTACAGAGGAGTTAAACTTCCCTGTGTCTAGAACACGAGTAGCTCACTGGATAAGGGAGTTCACAAGTGACCTTAAGCAAAAAGGATAGAGAGTTAGTTAATCTACTAGCTGAAGTTGAAAGCGAAAAGATTAAAGAACTTAAAGATACTAATGAACGCTTGTTAAAAAGAATTGACAAGTTAAAGGATAAGAAAGCTGACCTAGTAGAAGCTGTATATCGTGGTGCTAAAGATGGTATGTCTACGCTATCGTTACCAAAAATACAAGCACCTATCAAAACCACTGCAAAGAAAGGAGAAGAAATCTGTGTTCCTTTACTATCTGACATACAGTTAGCTAAAAGAACTGATACCTATAACACAAAAGTTGCAGAGGAAAGAATAATTAGATATGCAGAAAAGATAGTTAAAATAGCTAGGATACAGAAGGCTAACCATATCGTAAAGAAGTGTGTAGTCTTCGCTCTCGGTGACATCATAGAAGGCGAACTTATATTTCCTGGACAAGCACATGAAATAGATAGTTCTCTGTATAGACAGGTGACTGTTGATGGACCAAGGATATTATCACAGTTCTTTAATATCTTGTTATCTGAGTTTGAAACAGTAGAATGTTATTGGGTTATTGGTAACCATGGTGCATTAGGGGGTAGGTCTAGAAGAGATTATAACCCTGAAAGCAATGCAGATAGAATGTTAGGTAAAATACTACAGACTATGTACGAGAACGAGAAGCGTATTAAGTTTCATGTTCCTACTAAATCATGGTACACAGTAGCCGACTTAGGCGTTAAGGCTAAGTTTCTTCTCTTTCATGGAGATAACATTCGAGGAACAATGGGTGTTCCTTTCTATGGTTACAACAAGAAAATACTTGGTTGGAAATCACTAGGTTCTGCAGGATTAATGGAACAGTTCACTCACGCATGTTGTGGTCACTATCATACACCAACACATCTATATATCAATGATGTTAGAGTTTGGGTCAATGGTAGTACTGAAAGCCACAATCCCTATGCACAGGAACAACTAGCAAGTATGGGAAGACCTTCTCAATATACATTGTTTGTTAAACCTAGCAAAGGTGTAACTGCTGAGTATTTGGTAGACCTGGAGGAATAATGAGTACTATAGCTTGTTATTACTGTGGTAATACATTAAGTATAAGAAATACTGAAATGGTTTGTATTAACGCCTTATGCAAAATGTATTATCTACCACAGTTAAAACAAAGCCAACTCTATAATGAGTTAGTAGAATAATTATATATCAAGGAGGAAGATATGGCAAAGTTTAATCCTAATGACTATGAAATGGTCGAGGATAGATTAGCAAAATTTTGGAAAGATTATCCTAATGGTCGTATATGGACTGAGGTAATCAAAACCAATGATGATGGAACTATGGTCATAGTGCAAGCTATGGTCTATGCAGATAAAGAAGATGTCAATCCTGTATCAACTGGAATAGCACAAGAGTTACAAGGGCAAGGTGGGTTTGCTAACACTGATGCATGGATGGAAAACTGTGAGACTTCTGCAATAGGTAGGGCTTTAGCTAATTGGAAGTATCAAGGTTCTACAAAAAAACGACCATCATTAGAAGAAATGTCAAAAACGCAGGGTGAAACCAAAGTGGCTCAAAGCAAACCAGCACCAAAAAAGGAGGTGGAGGAAGTAAAAAAGGCTACGCCTACGACCTCCACATCTCCTGATGGTGTAAGGGCTGTGTTAAAAGAAGCAGGCTTTGACCATACATCTGATTCAAAACATGAGAAGACAGGTGAGGTAGCTGTAAATGCTACAGACTTGTTATGTGTTTGTGGTTTAGTAGTTCAATACATCAAACCACAGGAAAAGAAATCACCTAAAAGTCCTGACTTTAGATGTACAGGTGCAAGCAAATGCACTGCAGGTGACACTGTAGATGGTAAGGTATTCTCTAAATCATGGTGGTCAGATGGTTGGAACACACCTGAAATGTGGAAAGATTATGCTGCAGCTGTTAATGGTATAAAATTACCTGATGCAAAATCTATTGAAGATGGTGCAGCACCTTTTTAAATAAACAAGCAAGAGCCGAGGTAGAAAGGATAACACCCTCGGCTTTGCTATAACTATCGAGAAACTTTTTTAACTGGTGTAGATATTTTTTTCTTTGCAAAAGACTTCAACACAGATAATACAGCAGCACCACCTGATAAGGCAGCTACTTCTAATGTACTTATGTCCACACCTAACGCAGGTGTAATGACAAGTGTTGAAGCAAATGTTTCTACAAATGTCCAAAGACATCTTTCAATTAAATCTTTATATTCTTCACTCATTATATCATTCTTCCTAACTTCAATTTGTTTTCAATGTTCTCTAGTTTAGCAATAATTGTATCTAATTTCTTTTGAATAAATTGTGGATGTATCATCTCAGGTGGACTTTCATTACTA